TTAATACTACCATTCTAGGATGTGTAAGTACGATTAAATTATTATCGTCATTAGTAGATATCAATGTACCTATCATTTCTAATCCTGTAAGAGTTTTTATTGTTACTACTTTTCCTAGTAATTCTTTTAATTCTATTATCATAAACTAAAGCCTTTAAATGTGTCTCCATCTACGTCTTGTTTTGTACCACCAATAACGTAAGATGATATTTCTGTCTCTTGTGGTGCAACCTGTACTGAACTACCTGTAATCCATTGTTGAGTCCAAGGTAAAGGATTTGTACCACTATTATATATCTTTTCTAAGCCTACGGCATGCATACGTTTGGCCGCAATAAACTCCACATACTGTTTTAATAGTTCTGCATTTAGTCCTATAATACTGCCGTCTTTAAACAAATACTCAGCCCATGCTTTTTCTTGCTCTACTGCATCTATGAACATTTGTTTACATTCTTCTGCTGTTTCTTTTTTAATCTTAGCAAAGTCTTTATCTTCTTGCGGTAAAAACTTTAGCATTTGCTGTGTACTTGCCAAATGCACATTCTCATCACGTGCAATAAGTTTAATAATTTTTGCATTGCCTTCCATTCTTTTAAGTTCAGCAAAAGCCCAACTACAAGCAAATGATACATAAAAACGTACGCCTTCTAATATGTTTACACTCATTAAACATTTCCAGATACGTTTCTTATGTTCATAAATATCGTATTTTTTACTACCTGTATCTCTGAGTAGATTATATTCTATAAGCCTATCATAGTTTTCTGTGATACTATCTGCACAATCACATATTTCTTTGATGTCTAACATCTCATCAAATACTTTACTAGGATTTGCATATACATTTCTAATAATATGTGTGTAACTTCTACTATGTATAGTTTCGCTAAATGCCCAAGTTTCTATCCATGTTTCTAATTCAGGAAGACTTACCACAGGCAGAAAAGCAATATTAGGAGAGCGACCCTGTACACTATCCAATAATATTTGTCTCTTTAAGTTGGAGGTAAAGATATGTTGTTCGTGTTCTGATAGATTTTTAAAATCTGTTGCATCTTTAAGAATATCTACTTCTTCTGGTCGCCAAAAGAATCCTAACTGTTTATCAGTTAGTTTATCAAACTGTTTATATTTTAGTGTATCATATCTTTGTACTACAGGACCTCCTGTTGGGTCTAAGAACATTTTTACTTTAGTATGATCTACTCTATTTTTTGTATTTAATACTGTCATTATATTTTACAACTCTCGCAATCTTCGTCATCTAATTCGCCTTGTGGCAAATCTTCTAGTTTATCGTCTTTATTAATATCAATCTCGCCTTGCCCATCGTATGTGTTATTATAGTACAACTGTTTACCACCATACTTATAAAACATTAAGATGTCTTGTATCAGTACACTCATTGGAACTTTTTCGTCATCGTAATGTTCTGGATTGTAAGATGTATTTACCGAAATTCCCTGATCTATGTACTTTTGTAGGACCGCCATTATTTTTAAATAACCTTGCGGTGACTTCTGATCCCATAGTAAGTCATATTTATTTTTATAATAAGGATAGCCAGGTACCACTTGTTTTAACACACCATGTTTACTTTGTTTAATACTTACATAACTACGTGGTGGCTCAATACCGTTTGTGCTGTTACTAATTTGTGCTGATGTTTCAGCAGGCATAAGTGCCATTAGTGTACTGTTTCTAATACCAGTTTCTTTTAACTGCTTACGCAATCCTTTCCAATCTTGTCTTTCTTTGTGTTTAACTAATTCGTCAACATCTTTCTTATATGTTTGATTAGGTGTAATACCATGTCCATATTTTGTTTCATTATTACCTGCTATTGTGCCCTTCTCTATTGCCAGATCTGCACTTGCTTTAATTAAACTGTAACTCCATGCTTCTGCCCATTCATCAACAAGTTCTAAATTAGGATCTTGATAATTAGTATCATTCTTAACTAACCAATAAGCAAAGTTAATAATACCTATACCTAATGGACGTCTTTTCATTGTACTAAGTTCAGCCGCTATAACAGGGTACTCTTGATAGTCTAATAATTCATCTAATCCTCTAACTGCTAGATTACATATTTTATCCATCTCTTGTAAGTCTTTTAAAACACCCCAATTAACTGCACTTAATGTACATAAACTAATTTCGCCTTCTTCATCTTTTGCATCGTTTAAAGGCTTGGTAGGTAAATCAATTTCACAACATAAATTACTTTGCTTAATTGGTGCCACTTCTTCTATAAAGGAACCATGAGTATTAGCATGGTCGACGTTCATTAAGTAAATTCTACCTGTGTCCTTTCTTTCTGTTACAAAGGCACTGAAAAGTTCTATTGCAGGGATAGACTTTTTCCTAATGCTAGTCATACGTTCTGCCTTTTCGTATAGTTCTTGAAATTTATCTTGATCGTTAAAGAACGAATCATAAAGTCCTGGAACATCTTGTGGACTAAACAATGTTATATTACCGCCACTAATAAGTCTTTCGTACATAAGTTTATTAAACTGTACTCCATAGTCCATATGACGCACTCTGTTGTCCTCTGTACCCTTATTGTTCTTTAATACTAGTAAGTCCTCAACTTCCAAATGCCAAATAGGATAGTATAGTGTGGCCGCTCCGCCTCTTACTCCACCTTGACTGCAACTCTTAACTGCTGACTGGAACATTTTATAGAAAGGAATAACTCCTGTATGTGTAGCATCTCCACTCCTTATCTTAGAGCCTACTGCTCTTATACTTCCAGCACCAATACCTATACCTGCTTTTTGACTTACATACTTAACAATACTGCTACTGGTTGCATTAATACTATCTAAACTATCGTCTGTTTCAATTAGTACGCAACTGCTAAACTGCCTTTGTGGTGTTCTAACACCTGCCATAACTGGCGTAGGCAAGGAAATTTTAAATGTACTAATAGCATCGTAGTATGCTTTTACATAACTCATTCTAGTATCTGCAGGATACTTTGCAAACAATGTTGCCGCAATCATCATATATGCTACTTGTGGTGTTTCAAATATTTCGCCTGTTGCTCTATTTTGTACAAGGTTCTTGCCACGGAACTGTTCCATAGCCGCATAAGTTAATACTTCATCTCTTTCATGTTTTATGTGTGAGTTCAATTCATCTATTTCTGCTTTAGTATATAATTCAGTAAATTCTGCATCGTAAAATCCTGCGTCTATATTCTTTTGAATTATATCACATAAACAAGGAGGTACGAACTCTCCGTATACTTGTTTACGCAGATGATAGTTAATAAGCCTACCTGCTACATATTGATAATTAGGTGTTTCCTCGGAAATTAAATCTGCCGCACTTTTAATAAGTGTCTCTTGAATATCTTCTGTTGCTATACTTTCGAAGAACTGAATTTGACTATTGATTTCTACTTCTGATGCACTAACACCTGAAATGTCTTCACAGGCGTACATAACAACTTTGTGTAATTTATCTATGTTTAAGTCTTCAAGTGTGCCGTCTCTCTTTTTAACCTGCATGTGTGTCCTCAGTCTGTTTATATACGATATATTTATTTCTATACCATTTTAATATAAAACTGTATAAATGTCAATAAGTTTCTATGCTAATTCAAATGTTTTATGAATTTGGAATATAGTGGCATTCTCTTTAACGTATTCCCAAGAAACTATTTCTCCAGGTGTAAAATTATATACTAAATCTCTATCATATATAACCAGCCCTGATGTCCCTGTTATGTTATTACTTATCACTGGAAGTTGTATTGTTTCCTCAGATATGAAATCTTTATTTATAAGTGTAGATAACAATACTAAACTTATACCACTCTGACATAAGTAACCTTCATTTACTATTTCAAAAGGATTAGGCCAACTAGAAGGCGTGTAATAATCTAGGTATCTTGGTAGTGGTTCTATAGTAGAAAAATCTTCTAATACGTCTAAAATATTGTTATGAGTTTTCTGCCTAACCTTGCGCCATATATTTAATCTTTCAGAACCAGTTAAATTCTTATGAAACATTAGCCAATTAGGAACTCCAACGCCTTTGTATCCAATTCATTGTTAGATTTTTGTTAGTTGTATTTACTGCTGATAATGTAATTAAATTGTTACCTTTATCATAAGATGCACCAAAGGAAACATTACCTGATAATGTATCACTTATATCACTTGCTACATCTTGTATTATAACATCTGAATTACCTGTTACACTATTTTCAAAAGCATTAAGATATATAGTACCTGTTCTTCTATAGTTACCGTCTGATGTTCCATCATATTTAACAGTATATTCTAAAACATGTGTATCATATGTTGCTGTACTAATTGGTAGTTCTGAACTTGCAACAACGTTACCACTACTAATAGTCGCTGTGTTGGTTACGTCAAAAGAAGTTGTTTTCAATCCTGATGAGGAACCTAATGATGTTAAGATTTCTATGTTTAATTTTGTTGTAAGTAAACCTTTAACATCCGATCCTGATTTAGCAAAATACATATAATTAACAATATATGCAAAGTTTTCTGCTTCTTCATTACTTGAAAATGTCATTTCAGAGAATTCGTTATCTATATCTACTGGGAAAGATTCTATATCACCAGTTCCAGAACTTGCATATATTTGATTGGTTGCAACTGACTCAAATAAATTCATAGCATTTGATGTAAGCCTTGCATTTAACCATTGCTCTAATTTTGCTTTTACAGTTGTATCTCTGTCATATAACTTAGTACCATATACATAATCGCTATCTAAAAGTTGAAGTTTACCTAATGTATCTGATGAATCGTTATGTAATCTAAAATTAAAAGGTGTTGATGATTTAGATGCTTTACTACTAAAATATATTCTATTAGCATTATCAGGAACAAGTTGTAAACTTTCCCAAGCATCTGCATCTGCTAAATTATTTACTATAGCCGCCGCCTCTGATAAAGTAGTTGCTGAACTTAAATTTGTACTTCTTACATTTACTATACTACCGGAAGTATCACTACCGAATACAACACTTGCTGTACCACTTACATTTGATGACCCTGCTCCTGCCGCCGCTATAAAGAATGTATTATCTGTTGCTGTACCTATTAGAGTTGTATTACCATTTGCAACTTGTCCAGTTGCTGTACTACTTGCAAGTTTAAATTGTGCACCTACTGGGACTCCATGTAAAGGAGAAAAAACCTGCACATTGGCTCCAGATGCATCACTACCATAATTTATATATTGTAAATTATTAATAATTTCTGAGCTTATATTATTCTCTGTAACTGTGAAAGAATTTGAACCTATAGTTTGAACTACATATTTCTTATTCGTATCATTAAATTGAGTACTGTTACCGCCTACAAATCTAACTGTATGACCAGCAACTAATCCGTCTACATTACCTGTAATAGTTGTAGTCGTACCTACTGACTCTGCCGCCGTTACTGTTCTTCCAGTATGCCAAGCATTACCTGAAGGCAAAGTAAAGGAAATTGCTGTTGCATTACTTGATGCAAGTGGGATAGTTTTACCATTTACCCAACTATTTGTTAAATTATCACAGTATACATAATTGTAATAACTACTTGCATTAAAGGTTTCGCCACTATTATCTAATGCAATAACTACAGTTGACGCACCTGATGGTGTGAATGTAATACTATTTTGTACATCAGAAGCATTGCTTGTTCTTAAATGTCCTAAACCTGAAACTGTAATATTTGCAGTACTATCAGCAACTACAGAAATATGTTTATATTCTAATCCTATATGTCCAACACCTGTTGTAGGTGAAACTCTAATAAACTTCTCATCTATTTTTCTATAATCAGGAATTGAATACTGATCGTAAAAATTAAGTTCGGAAGTATAATAACTTATTTGTGTATTGGAAGAACTGAAACCATCTAATGCTTGTATAACTGAACTATTACCATAGTATGTAATAGCAACTTCGTCTGTTGAAGTTAATAAATTTCTAAATGTAGCAGTATGTGTATTTGCTAATGCAGTATTAGAAGAAAATATATAATCATGGCTAACTAGGTTAGCAACTGTGGCATTATCTGAGCCACTCAATATCTCTCCATTTTTCACTACAGTAATTGTGTTGGCAGTAAATGCCAAATTTGTTTCTAAATTTATTAAGTTACCATCTGTAACTGAAGCTCTAAAGGTTGTTCTTGTATCACTACCTGAATTAGGCAATGTATATGTTTTACTTGTACTAGGAGTATAACTTATTGTTTTTTCTGTACCACTAAAACTACCTGGAGTGTATCTTATATGAGGTACTGTAAAGGTTATAATTTGATTATTGGCAATACTTTTAATTGCATCCTGGGCACCTGTGGTGTTCTCTAACGATAATATTTTATTATATGCACCTGCTTGTATTTCTGTATCAGCACCTATATAAAGTTGCTTACTATCAGTTGCTAATCCTAACTCACCAGGTCGTAATGGATTCGGAAGGTCCTGTTTCAGCCCTCGTCTGTTTTGTATTCTTGAAACAATTACATTATTGTTTGATGTTGCCATACTAAAAGTCTCCTAACTAGTAGTATTTATCATCTTATGGGATTACTTGGAATAATAGTCTGCTAATCTAGAGGACCATTTATCACAATATTCATCAAATTCTTCTCCCTCTATAACAAAATCTTTATATTTGCCTTCTCGATCTATCATAAGTATTGCTACCGTTTGTATATTACTACCAAACATTTCATTATGTGCTAATGCGTAAGCACAACCTTGCATAAAGTAATCTTCAATCCATTCACGTTTTTTGATCTTCTTTGCTGTCTTAAAATCTATGATTGCTTCTTCGCCTTCCCACTTGCCTATGCCGTCTGCCGTTCCAGCATATAAACCTTCTGCAATAAGTCCTACTTCAACACCGTATAATTCATCAACTTTAGATAATCCTTTATCTATCATTTCTGTAACCATGTTTTTAGCCATAATACTAATATGATTATTACCTTTTATTTCGTAATCTTCTTGAAGTATATATTTTTCTAAGGCATTGTGTACCTTTGTACCAAGTCCTGCTGACTCTGTACTTATACGAGTTGCTTCTGCTTCTCCTACTCTTTTACGCCAGGCAATAAGAGCAGTTTTATCTCCAGTATCTCCAAGAATAGTAGTAACACTAGGTACAGGTTTTTCGTCCTCACCTACATATCGTCTGCCTTGTTTTGTTTGTATTCTTTTTAGATTGGGGTATTCGTATTTGTTTTTTAGCATTTATCTTTTACTTTATTAAGTAAAGATATTTACCAGGATATATTCCAAACTATTGTATTATTGGATTCTGTATTAGTAGTAACACTAACACCATAGCCTAAATCAACAAAATGTTTTTTTACATAATTCATTTGATCTAGTTTTGTAGGATCTGTTGTTATGCCGTTCCATGCATTATAATAAGCATTACTAGTAGTCATTGTTGTGTTAGCAGAAACATTTGCATATAAAACACCAGCATCTATGTTAGCAAGTACCTTACTTTCTAAACTAGTTACTTCTCCATGAACTGTAACATTATTTCTGCTATCTTTTCTTGCCTGGGTAGCATTTGTAAAAATGTTTGCCATTATAACTCCGATTTAATATCGCTCATTGCTTGATTGCCTGCCATACCACCAACATCTACTGTTGGCTCATTGTTGTCTTTGTCTAAACCTAATTCTGTATTAGGTATTATTTCTACTTTATTAACAGATGATGCAAATCCGCTTTTATCAACTGCTTGTATAATTTCTTCCACACTAGCAGGATAACCTTGCTTTGCCAAAACTTCTTCGAACTTTTTCATAGAAATCTTTTTTAAATCATTTGTTATTGCGATAGACATCAGATCGCTAACTGCTGATATCAGTTTATCTTCGTAAGATTCCTGTAAAAGTTCATGTAGTCGCATTTATTACTCTATTGGCGCTCTGCCTAGTGGCTCGTCTGCCGGGCCTGCCGCCGCTGGTACATTATCGTCAACTGCTAAATCATCTATACTTGGCTCTTCTGGTGCTAAATCACTTGGCATATCATCAACTGATGGTTCCGCTAAATCACCCATACTGCCTATACTACCTTCACCTGTAAGACCACCAACAATTCCGTCTATACTAGTTTTACTTGCTTTAGTGGCTTCTAAGTGTCCTGATAAAACTCCTTCCATGCTGTCTTTAAATTGTGCCGCCTGTTGAGCACCCATTTCGGAACTCATTTGGTCTGCAATCGCTGGAATATCTTCGTTAACCATTCTACCAATTCTTTCTATTTGATCTTGTATGTCATCTGCTAATGCTCTAACAGCCATAACAACTTCTGCTTCTTCGACTTTTACTTCCTCTGAAAGCAAGTCTGCTATAATGTCATCAAACATATTCATTTTATTTTCCTCTACGGACTCTGTTTTACTCATTGCATCTTTAACTTCTTCTGGTTTCATATCAAGTTCTTTAGCAATTTCTTCAACACTCTTTCCATCTTTTTGTAATTTGTACATATATTGAATGCTGTCGTTTAGTTTTCTTTCTGCAATTTTTCTACCAAACATTTGTATACCTTGTGGTAAAGCATCTTCTTCTAGGCCGTTTAGGAAGCCTACAACTGAATCTCTGCTTTTGCCTGATACTTCTGCAAACATATCTAGTTTTTCTTGTATTGCATCATAACTTTCTAAATCTTCAACTGCAATACCTATTTCTTCTGCAAGTCCTCTTAATACAGAATCAGTTAGTTTATCACCTACAATACCACCTGCAACGGCTCCACCAATTTTACCCATTGTTCCGCCTATAGCCGCACCTACTGGTCCGCCTATTGCTCCGCCTAATGCTGATGCACCATAGGCACCTAAGGCCGCTCCGCCTACTGTTCCTGCAGAATTCTCATCCATATACTCTTTTACCATTTTGATAACAAGAGGTTGTATGTGATTATCATCATAACAATAATTAGGATTCTTTCTGAATTCGTTCATTGTTTGTGCTACTGTTTCTTCATTGGTACATCCGCTGTCCATTAAACTAACAACACTAGCATAAAGTTCCTGTTTCATTCCTTCGTATGCTGGTGACTCTGCGTAATATCCCTCAGAAAGCATTGTGTCAATTACATCTTTTACACCCAAGAACTTTGCGTACTCAGGCTCTAATTGAAAATGCTTTGTAGTATCTTTTAATTTGATGATGGCCATTTCAGACATTTCTTTGATGGTTTCTAATTTTTGCTTTTTAGGGAAACCTGCTGAAATACTCATACCAAATTCTTCTTTCAGTACAGCATTAATCTTTGCGATTTTTGTTGCACCCTGTAAATTAAAATCTTTTATTTGCATGATAATATCCTAAACTATATTTGTTATATAGTCTTATTTATCATATATGTAGAATTTTTTTAAAAACTTCGTATGTACTCTTTTGCTATATTCATCATATGTATAGAATCTTGCATTCTACAACCTGCTGAAAATACTTTTGTAACGTCTTTACTAGTTCTTATTGTATGTTTATAAAACTGTATATCGTTATGATGTTTGTAGTATCTGTCTATATGAGATTGATAGTTTCTCATAGACTGTTTTTCTTTGGATTTATTTAATTCTTTATTAATATTATTTGCGATTTTACTAAAAGGAATATTTTCAAGTATAACTTCTTTAGTAATATAATTTATAATATTATAACCAGGTTCTGTCTTTGCTACAATATAAACACCTCTTTTAGCAATATTAGTTGCCATATTATCTAATTTTTTAGCAAGATGCGGTTTATTATATTTTCTGTTTTTGTATGTACGTTTTGTAGCCAATTTTATCACCTTTTCGAACTTTGTTAAGTACATCTCTTTTATAAAGTTCTTCTGCGAGATGTAATTCCCTTTCACTTAATGTATTTACGTCTAGAAACTTTTCCATATCGCATTTATTGAACAATGCTGTTTCTGGATTGTTTATTAAACTTAAAAAATTATTTTTGCCTTTGACTGCTCTCATATAACTATTTATCTAGTTTTTCTATTACTTTATTTGCTATATGAGTATTCTCAGTTTCTCCATGATGCTGGCAATCTCTTGCATTAGACGGTTTCATATAAAAATCCGATAGTGCAGATTTAGGTTCTAAATAAACAAAAGGCATGTTATGTAATTTACAAAAATTTTCTATACTTTTTCTATTTTTTAAATTATTCATTTCGTATGACATTTCTAAAGATTGTGTAAAATCTTTATACAAAATTGTATGAGCCTTATCTTCATTTGTTTGTAATATTGTAAAATAATCCTGTAAGCATATTTCGTCTCCCCTATCCTGTAATAAACTAATTCTGTCCGGAGGAGTCTGTAACATACATATTGCTTTAACATTAGGTAATTCTTCCTTTAAATGGCAATTAACAAAATAAGAATGAATGTCAAATCCGTGTCCAGGAATACCTAAGTTCCAGCATTTTGTATTATAATTGTCTGCAACTTTATATGCCCATGTTTGATGTTCATGTAAGCCTACTCCAAATGTAAAACTGCAACCTAAAAATAAAATACCTTCCTCATCACTAAAATGATCACATCTAAATCCTTGCTTGTTAATTTTATAGTCTATATCAACTAAATTATTTTTAGAATCAATCCAATTATTATCAAGTAATATTTTTGAGTTAATTTGTAAATTGTGTTTAAAGGTATCTTCATCATCGGGAGACATAAATTTATAATGTGTATAATCAGAATTTATAGTTGATTCCCATACGTTATGCCTATCAGAAATAGCACTATATAATTTATTTAGAGTAAGATTTTCTTTATACTTTGACACTTTGTTTTTTCTTCTTCTTTTTCTTTACTTTAGATTTAGAAAAAACACTGGGATTAGGTCGCTTAATCATTTTGCCCATGGGCATGGCTACTGATGCTATAGCACCTGCTGTGGTTTCGTTAATAACATCCTTTATAAGCATACAACTATTTATCTATATCTCTAGATCTAAATTTAATATATATTTTTCAGCAAGTGCCTTATGGTTATTAGGACCTGGATGTAATAAATCTCTTCCTAAGTCTTTATGATCTTGAAAGATATCTTCGAATTTATTTAAAATAACTAACGGTATATTTTTTTCGTCTGCCATTGTTTTTATCATAGCGACTGAAGCCAGTTCATTATAAAATGTATTTTCTCTTTTCCACATCCAATTTAAAAATAAGTCTCTTTCTGAAACATTATTTCGTAAAAAATCTTTATGTAATGGCCTTGGTAATTGTTTATCCCAGTAGTCATCATTACGCCAATCCATACCATTACAATGTGCAAGTTCCATTGGAGCAGAATTTTCAGCATCTGGTCCTTTTAATTTAGTTTCCATAAAAATACTTTTACGTCCTGGAGGCGGCATGTATATACATATTGCTTTGAGATTTGGGCATAAATTATCTAAAAATAATCTACAATAAAATGCTATGACATCTAATCCTCTACCAGGCATGCCTAAGTTCCAGTTCTCTAAACCAAAATGATCAGCAACAATCTGTGTCCAAGTATCTTCTCTTCTCACACCTACACCGAATGTTAAACTACATCCTAAGAATAATATCCCTGGATTATCAGTAAAATTCTTAGATCTAAATCCAAAATCATTTAAATCATAATGTACTGGGGTTGGTTTCCCATTGTTGTCTGCCCAGCCATATTTATAAAGTATTCCTCTAGTATCTGGATCGTCCCAATGCATATTAAATTGCTCTTCTGTATCAGAGGGATACCATTTATATTGATTAGAATAATCAGAATATTGAGATAATTTTATAGGGTCAATATTACCTACATTTTGTAAATGACTCATTGTAATTGTTTGAAATATTCTTTGTAGAGTTTCGTCTGGTAGGTCCTCTACCCCTTCTAAATTTCCTGTTTGGTGTAATAATACTTTATCTATCCAGGCTTGCCCTGTATAATCTAATGCATCATCTATGTATCTTTTCTGTTTGCCGGACATACGACTATTTATTTAGGACTTTTTCTTGCCGCCCTTCATGTTGGCGCACCAGTGATACATCTTTCCTTTTTCACCACTATACTTTTTAGCCTTCTTGAGAAGTTCAGTTGCAGAACATTTG